GTGCCGCAGACTCAGCAGCGGTACACGTTGCTTTTGGAGAATCTCCAAATCCAAAGCCACCGTTATTCCCAATTGCACGCCTGGACGAGCCTGTAACAGACTCGTCCAGTGCTGGAGAGGGGACGTGACATATGCTGTGTGCTCCAACTTCATCAACAAATCTTGAAGCTGCCGCTACAGCCTGTTTTGTATCGCAAAGAACAATGCCCCGCTTTGGAAAACGTAGCTCCTGCAAGCGTTCGGCCAACTGAGTTGCTCCAGAACGGCCATCAATAACAACGCATGCAATGCGACTCTCACGTTCCTTGATCCATTGAGCGAGGTTTTGACCAGCACCATAAGCGTCTGCGATATCCACGAGCTCAACATAAGCTGTTGGGTTATCTTGCTGAGTGAGAGCTGCTGAAATTGCTACTTTCTTTCCATCAAGTGAATATTTGATTCCAAAAGCGAGAAGACCATCGTCATAAGGCTCTTCTGTTATGCACTCATTCCAGTCATTTGCATTGACGATATACTCAACTGAAGTATCGAGCGTTGACCACCAACCAAGACGCTCACGAGCAAATCCATCTTTTGTCATCTGATGCCATTCGTTGAGTACTGCTCTTTCTGTGATACGAGCGCCGAGAGCTGGATTAGTCTCATAAGCAAGGTCGAGTGCCTCTTCATCGCTGGTACCCTCTCTCGGAACCGATTTTGCGGCCCATTCAAGCCACCAAGCCTCGCCAGGACTATCGGAATGAGCCGTATCGTGCATTCGTTTGAATACCGTTCCTCTACAGGTTGGGTCAGGAGGAGTTCCGATATATATGACTTGCGGAGAGCCGTCTTTAGATGCAGAAACAGTTGGCAAAATGGCATTTAACTGAGCGTCTGTAAGCTCCTGTGCCTCATCAATAATAATGAGTGAGCGTGTGCCTCCGCGTGCCTTTGATGTCGTGCGAGTAGAAAACTTAAGCCTTCCAATTGCGCGTTTACCGCTTTTATAATGTCCACAATCAAAGAGCAAGTACTGTTTGCCTGGCTGTCTATACGCCTTAAGAAGAAGTTCAGCTAAGTCTGGATATGTCTCATCGTCCGTAAAAAGGTTCACGATCATATCAAAGAACTCATCAACGGTATCTGCATTGTGAGCTGAATAGACAACGTCCATTCCACAAATGGCCGCACACCAAATACCGTAGAGTCGTGCTGCAAACGATTTACCATTTTGACGTGGCTTTGCTGTGCCAATAGTTTCAGCTGCTGGCATACCTTTAGCGTCTTTAGCCATATAAAGTTCAAGCTCGTATTTTTGCGCATCATCAAGCTTAAACCCGTAATGCGAAAACATATTTATGCAAGCTTTTGCATCAGAATGATGGTATTTTCCAATGCGCTCAAAGGTCGGTTTTTGATTTCCAACACGTTTTTTACGTCTTGGCATTAAGAGACCTCTTTGAGATATGTCTTTCTAGCTCGTTTAGCGGGGCTCGGCTTTTTAGCTGAAAGCAACTTCTCTTTTTCCATTGCGTCGACTTCGTCAACTACCTGGACGAATGTCTTTACAATGGCTGCAAAGTCGCGGCCAGATTCACAATCATCTAGCTTCTTTGCCATAGTTATCTGCAGTGCTTTATAGATGTCATACCGACCGCCCTCTCTGCAAATAGTAACTAGTTTCTTGGCCATCAAGACCTCCTTTCAGGCTCACTCCACTGTGGAAAATTTGAGGGTTCGCTATATTCTGACTATGCCAAGGGGCGTCTTTTTGGGGCCATGGGAGGGTATACCCCCCTACCACAGACGCGTTCTTATAATAGGTAGTGCATTACCCTTAAGCTCGTCCATCATGCGGTTACCGCGCTTCTGATTACATATACGGTGCGCCGCTTTGACATTCTCCGGGTCACATGCGGCAGCGCGTCTTTGTTCAATAGGTAGTCTTGAGACAGGCACGACCTCATCCATCTCAAAGCTCATCGGGTCACCAGCAGGAAGCGAGTAATCAATTGGCATACCGCAAATGTGACACGGTTCTTCTCTTGCAATCATCTGCTTTCGCAACTGATCTCTAGCATATGAGCGTCTGATGTTGTAACTCATTTGCTCACCTGCCTAACAAAAAAGCGCCCTGGCCTATAACCAGAACGCTTATTAGTTCCTTTGTTGCGTAAATCGCTACTGTACATAATATCACAAAACAGTACGCAAGAGTACGCAAGAGTACGCAGAACTTAATTTCTCGAGTTCTCCATATCTTTACGAATTAACTCTTTGATATAGCTCGAGCGGTTCTTCTTTGATTCCAGAAACTCTAACAAGTCTTTATCGCTTGGATACAGGTTAAACATAATCGCCTTAACGTTGTTTTTGCGATACTTTGCACTTGCCCGCTTTTGAGCTTCACTAGTAGCCATTATCGACTTTCCTTCTTGCGGATAGTTTTGTAAAGAAAATGCGTTACTGCAACAGTAACCAATATGAGTAATACGTTTTCCATTTTGTGCTCCTCTATGCTAATCTTAGAGCCTAGGAGATACCAGCTGTAACTGATATCCCCTTTGGCTTTAAGTCCTTACTCTTCGTCGGGGTGGGACTTTTTTAGTTTCTCTGCAATCTTTTCAACTGTGACTGTAGCTACTGCTGTGAAGATTGCGAGAAATAATTGCCATATCTTTTCTTCCATCTCTCACCTCCCTTCTTGTTATATATAGTATATAACTACTATCTATATATTACAAGCAAAAAGGCAAAAAAGATTATTTATTTTTCAAGAATTTTTCGATGTAATTCTCCTCATCAATTGTTTCAAATACTTCACGCTCTAACTGCTGAAGCGTTCTTACAGGAGTAAGAAGTCTCTCAGACACATCATTCCAAGTCAGGCATTGAAGATAGCGCCATTGAAGCAAGTCAGCATAAATAGAGTTACTCATTAGCTGGCATATGCCACCATCACCAAGCTGACTCACACCATAAAGAAGCGTATAAGCATCATTGATATAGTCGTAATTGTCATTCATTCTTTTAGATAACAATGCTTCTAGATCTATGCGCTTATCAACTTTTGCCATCGTATCTTGATTTGAGCCCTTGCTACCTCCAGCTGAATATGATTGTGCTTTTGCTCCCTCAGTTTCTTGAAGGCTCATAATTTGCTGCAAGGCTCTTGTATTCTCTCTCGACGCTTCTGCAACACCGTGAAAGAACTCTGACGCGGTCAAACCATTGTAATCCATAATTCTCCAAACGTATTAACGTTTAGTTATAGTAGTTATTTAAATTATATGATTTAGCTGGCTTGATAGAGAGTTTTCAACATTATGTATACAAGTTTTCTACAACTTATAAACATTATTGTATTGTTGAGCGGAATAATCTCTAATTTTTTATAGGAGTGGGCGCAACCGGTACGCTTGCGAGCCTTTCTCCGCCGCTTTGCGAAATTGCTTTGCGTGCAATTCGCAAGCTGCTTGCTTGCTATACCGTTACGTTTTTCGATAGAAAAGCGAAGCAAGTATAGCACATCGAAATTCGCATAATGAGCGTATTGAGCGTAACGGAATTTATTGAGCGCTACCAACAAAATCTACATAATTTTTAGCCTAATTTTTTCAATTTAGGGGTCTCAGATGACTCCAAGACCCCTTTTTGTAGGCTCTACTCAACTAATAAATAATTTAATTAGTCTTTAGAACGGAATGTCCGAATCGTAAAGCTCTTCTTCTGGCGCTTGCGGTGCCGTGAATGAAGGCTGGCCCTGATCTGTAGCGGTCGTTGTTTGAGTCCTGGATAGAAACTCAATCTCCCCTACAACAACCTCTAGTTTGCTGCGATGCTGTCCGTCCTTTGTTTCCCATGAGCTGTAATGCAGCTTTCCATCAATAGAGACCTTTGCACCTTTGGAAATAAAGCGTGAAAGAGCTTCAGCACGCTGTCCAAAAACAATGCAGTCAATGAAGTTAGGAACATTCTCCCATTTGCCTGTTTGTGGGTTCTTGCGACGGTCGTTAACCGCGACGCCAAAGGAAAGAATGTTTGTGCCGCCAGCGGTAGAGCGGAGCTCTGGGTCACGGGTTAGGTTTCCAGAGATATTAACGTGATTAATTGACATGTCAAACTCCTAAAAGTATTTGTCGATGATTTTTTCAACGTCCATTACACGAGGTGAATACGAGTAATTTGACATTTCCCAAACGAGGAACTTATGTGGGAAACCTCTAATATCATCACCATATAGGACTGAAACCCAGTTACCACGAGACTTGAAATAAATGTGCTCAACACAAGCGTTGCTGCGGTCAGTCCACGTCTTCCCATAAAGCTCAAGAGCTTCACACAGTTCTTGACAGGACTTACTTCTCTCCATGCTTACCGAGCACCTCCAGAATCTCTTCTGGCGTCTTAGGCATTCCCGCTTCAGACGAATAATCATCTATCGAATGGATAATAGAAACCTCAAGCTTTAATGGAAATCCTCTTGTGACACCATACTCAATGCCACTTGGCGTTACGTAGTAAGAGCACAAACAACAAAGTACTGACCCATCATCTAATGGAATCCAAGTTCGCTCAGTAGTAAATCCAGAATGGTCTTCCCAAGGAATATTTTGAGCGTCAAGCAATCTGCGTAGATCCTTTGTGACTTTAGAAATAGCCATGCTAATACCTGCCTTTCTCTAATTGTCTGATAATTACTTCTTATCTAGCACTCACTAAGGGGTAAGAAAAAATTCCAAGTTGAACTATCGTTTTTAATAGAATTCAACTTGAATAAAAATTTCTGATTGCAACAAATTGCAACAAGCGTTTAAGGCATGGAGCGATTAGAACTCTCTTTGTTCAATGGTCCTGAGAGCGTCTCCAAACGCTTCCGCCGCTCCCCTATCACGTCCAGGAAGCAAATGAGAATAGATTCTTAATGTCGTTGCTGGGTCAGCGTGGCCAAGACGTTCTGACAAAGTCTTTAAGTCAACACCACTTGCTAAACACCAAGATGCATGAGTGTGTCTGAGTGAGTGGAACGTGATACCTTGGGGTAGCTTGAGAGTGCGTCGCATACGTGTAAAGGACCTCGAGATGCTCGTAGGACGCATGTAAGAACCATCAAGACTAATTAACGGTGTAGAAGACTCTACAAAGGCAATATGAGCTTTCTGAAGCTTCATGTAATCGCTAATGAAGCTAATGTCTGAGTCAGTAATAGCTATGTTTCTAGATCTCTTGCCCT